TGGTAGTCCATCTTACTATGTTGAATTGCTCAAGTATGATACCGTAGGACTTACATTCACATCAATTGCAAATGACTCAGCAACACCTGAAGCCATTACAAACGGCACTACATTAGATGCTTATTTCACTGCTTTGGCAGTGCCTGCCACAACACTTGCAGTCACAGATAGGTTAGCACTTAGAGTCTTTGTAAATACATCGGGCAGAACTATTGAACTTCATACTGAGAATGGTCACCTATGCCAAGTAATTACAACTTTCTCCACTGGGTTAACATCGCTTAATGGACTGACTGCTCAGACTCAGCTGCTCGCAGTTGGAACGGGAGGCACTGACTTTGGAATATCATCTACAACCGCAACGCACACCTTTAACCTACCAACGGCATCAGCTTCAAACAGAGGTGCGCTGAGCACAGCTGATTGGTCAACATTTAACGGCAAGCAGAATGCTATCACATTGACCACAACGGGTACAAGTGGAGCAGCTACGTTAAGTGGTTCAACATTAAATATTCCACAATATTCTACTAACATCTCGGTCTACAAGAATACAACTGATGGTGCAGCAGTTTTTGGAAGTGTTAATACATTAAGTCAATCATTTCTTGTTCCAGCTAATACAATAACAACTGGGAATGTACTTGAATTTACAATAAGAGGCAGAAAAACTATTGCTAATAACATATTCACTATTAGATTGTATTCAAATACTACTAATAATTTATTAGGAACACCAATACTTTTGGCAACATTTACTGGAAGTATAATAAATATTTCAACAATTCAAATGACAAGAACGGCAGTAGTTAAAAATGCAACAACTAATACAGAGATGGTAGTTGGAGTCACCAGTTTAGCAACAGACTTCATCAATTCTGCTTTTACATCTAATTTAATTAATTGGACTGTTGACCAATATATAATCGGAGCAGTACAAAATAATTCAAATTTTGATTCATCATTAATCTCATTAATGCTAATGAAAATCTTATGATAGACATAACACTTGAAGGCGGCTATGTGACCTTCTCAACATCGGTAATTGGTGCAATCGCATCCAATGTTGAACTATGTGAAGTAGTTGATGATAACACCTTACATCTCGGCACTAATGTGGGGACGTTCCTAATTAATGTGAATCAGTTTAGCTTTAACGGCATTCAGTTCACCGATTCAACCAAAGCAGTTAACTACATCTTAAACAACTAATATTATGGCAGGAGTAAAGATTACCGACCTAACCCCACTTGCTACGGCGGCAAGTGATGATTTGCTTTACATCGTTGATGTTAGCGATACAACCGAAAGTCCGCAGGGCACAAGTAAGAAGATTGAGGTGGGAAATGTTGCAAGACCTTATAAGGTTTATACTGCTTTGTTAACTCAAGAAGGAGTTGATGCGCCTACTGCAATTGAATTAGAAAATACAATTGAAGGGACAATTTCATTTACTTATATTAATACTGGTACTTATGAAATAGTTAATTCAAATGTATGGGATTTTGATAAAATATGGTATACAATAGGAGGTCTTGGAAATGTTGGTACAAATACGTCAAATCCTGGTAGAGCAGAAATAGGAAGAGAATCTAATTCTCTTTTAATATTTACTTTTTCTAATGAATTATATGATACAATAGACTATAACCCAATTCCAATTAATACTCAAATGTCTAATACATCAATCGAAATCCGAGTTTACAACTAACATACAACCATCATGGCAGGAGTAAAAATAACCGATTTACCAGCACTTGCTACGGCAGTAAGTGGAGACCTATTGTACATCGTTGACATCAGCAACACAACGGAATCCCCAGAAGGGACATCCTCAAAGATTACAGTTGGCAATTTGAATAATTCGCTTAATGTCGTGAGTGGTACATGGACACCGACATTTAGTGGCTATTCTGCAAACTTAAGCAATGCATTAGTTTTAAGTGCATACTATTCAAGAGTAGGTAATATTGTTACTTGCACAATATATGGCAGTGTTGATACTGATTTTAGTTCTGTTGTTTTAGGTGAATTTGATTTTACTTTCCCAATTGCACCAGTAAGCAGTACTGCAAGAGGTGTAACATCATTTAATCAATATACTAACGGAGCAAGTGATTGTGTTATAGATGACAGAATTTATCTAAGAGCATTGGCAACAGACCCATTTAATTCTAATCAAGAATTTGTTGCATCATTTCAATACTCTTTGATATAATGCGACTTAGCGACAACGGCATCCGCCTGATACAGGAGTTCGAGGGCTTGCGCTTGACATCATACCTCTGCTCTGCTTCTGTGCCCACAATTGGATACGGCGCGACCTACTATGCAGATGGCAGCAAGGTGAAGCTCGGGCAGACAATTACCAATGCTCAAGCTGCGCAACTTCTTAAGGATCATGTTAAGGAGTTTGAGCAAAGTGTGATTGGTCTGCTTAACACAACCAAGGTAAATCAAAATCAGTTTGATGCGCTTGTAAGTTTTGCATTCAACCTTGGTGCGGCAAACCTTGCAAAGTCTCAGCTGTTGCGGTTTATCAAAGCCAACCCAAACGACCCGAAGATTGCAGCTGAGTTCGCGAAGTGGAACAGGGCAGGCGGAGAAGTTTCTCGAGGACTTGTAAGAAGAAGGAAGAAAGAAGCAGAACTATACTTTACAAAAATCGTTTCTTAATTACTATGGCCGCAAGAAGAGTCAATAAGTCCAGGCAAGCATTTGACATAATCGTTAAGTACTGGAGGCCGACCATTGGCTCGTTGATAATTCTCTCAAGTGTCTTCGCGCTTATCTTTAAGCAGATAACCACAGAGACTCTTGCAGCGATTGTGGCCGCAATGGTGGCCGCAGGATACATACCTAAAGCAAACGACAATGGATGAAGGAAGAGACTCAACGTATACTACAATTGACGAGGGTTGCGTGGTAGGTCTTGGCTGTAAAGTCCATACTCATCATCACACAATTCATATCGAGCCGCAAATCGTTTATCAATCGATGGTGAAATTCACTATCTTTGGCAAGCAATATTGCACTAATCAATGGGGGCAAACTTACGAGCTTCCAACTGATGAACCAATACCAGAGCCGACTCTTATGCAGCAAACCTACGCAAGCGATACAATCACACCAACCACATCTGCATTCTTGCTTGCGCCAAAGCCAGAGGCTAAGATCATCATTAAGCCTCGCACCGAGTACAGCGATTATAAGCCGACAATGGACGGGCCAGTGATGGGAACTTTGCTTGTGTTTACAATTTACATCACTGCACATTGGGCATGGAATTCAATGGGCGCATGGAATAATCTATATAGCGAACTCTCTGCATGTCTTCGCTCTTCATCTTAGAACGATCCATCGACCTCTTTTATGTGGTCACCGACCTTGAAGGTAAGATTTTCACGAACAATGAACTGTTCAAGAACTATGTCAGCCATATCAAGCCAAACAAGATCACTGATATCATCAGCATCGAAGGCGACAAAGCAGACTTTATCGAAGCCATTAACAGAGCTCGCAAACATTCGCCTGAGCCTTCAAGAGTCTATGCTCGCACAAGGCAGAAGAACACAAGCGACAGATATAATGTTTGGAATTGCTTTGCGATTGATGACACTTTACACTTTGTTGGCATCCAGATAGTCGATGTAACTTCAATAAGCTCGCATGAGCATGAGCGGCAGAAGAATCTACTTGAGGAGTTTAGGTTTATGCTTAGCCATGAGTTAAGGCAGCCGCTTACCAACATCGCAGGACTTGTGCAGATGTTAATTCAGCACCATGTCGCAGATGATATAGATCGCAAGGAACTGCTCGGCATGATTAGCACTTCAGTAAACAAGCTTGATGATGCCATCAAGGCATTGGTAAAAAAAGCCGCTCGAGAATTATGACAGACCAAGAAGCGGACGAGAGACTTGTTAAGGTTGCCGCTTGGTACGTCATCGAGCGTGAGATGCCAATCTGTGTGGCACTGCAAATACTGCAAGCGGAGCTCAATGATAAAAGACTATTTTGGGAATCATCAAAAACATTGATTAAACTTATTCAAGATGGGATTTGTACGTACTGAAACGATTTTTTTGGGCGCACTAATTGTGCTCTTGTTTCTGTTGTTAAAAACTTGCGGAGAAAACATCGCGGATGATTACCGCCTTAAGCACACGATTTATGAGGACAGCATAGTTATAGCCTCGCAGAAGAAGATAATCGCACAGGCGGGCTCAGATGCAGCCAAACAAGCACAGCAGATTGCGGAGCTCGAAGTCAAAGTCAAGAACGCATCAGAGGTGGTTAAGATTGAAACTCGCACAATCATTAAAACGCAAATCAAGTTAGGCGATACGGTGATGATTGAAAGTAAGCCTTACATTCAACTGCCAAAGCCATTCCTTAAGAGCACCGAGTGGTACACAATCGGAGGCATGATCAATAGACTCGGTTGGTTGCAGATTGATTCACTCGTGATTCCGGCAAAGTTTACCTATGCTGTCGGTGATACCATGCGCACTGGATTCGTGAACAAGCTCCTTAAGAAGAAGGATACGGTTGTGCGCCTGAGAGTCGACAATCCGAATGTGCAAGTGGTAGGATTGGAGAACATCTACATCAAGCAGGATAAAAAGTGGCATCAGACAACCGCATTCAAGGTGGGAGTTGGGGTGCTGATTGGAGTTGCGGCAGTTAGTGCTGCAAAATAAATGTGATTTTATTGGGTTAAATATCAAGCACTTGCAAAGCGAGGTAAAAAATTATTGCATTTATTTTAATTAGCTATTGCATAATCAAAATATAGCTGTACATTTGTCAAACAATCATTCACTCATAAATCATTCAGTCATGAACATCGAACAATACATCACAGAACAAGTTGAAAAAGGCTTCATTGCAATGGTAAAAATTGAAATGCTTTTAAGCGGCAAATCATTTGAAGAAAGTAAGAAACTTGTAAAACAAGCATTAAAAGAACAAGGTTTAATGTAAACAATCGGGCGGCTAATCACCGCCCACAAACTTTAATCATTCACTCATAAATCAATTTCTAATGAACACTTTTTTCAAATCACACGACAGCACGCAGTATTTTAACTACGATCATCTATCTGGCATCATGCTCACAATTGTGCAAGACGGTTGCCACCAAGGACTCTTCCAAAGATGCGACAAGAACTCACTTGTTCTTGTTCGCCAATACTCGAAGGAGATGACCCAAGGGCTTCATGAATCGGTTCGCACTTATCATCCATCGGATGTCAACGAGTTCTTCAGAATGTATCAGAAGACACTGCACAACACTCAAGTATCTTTCAATCAATTAATAACTCAATTCTAACTATGGCACTAAAAGCCCCTTCAGGGAATAACACCTCCCGCCAAATCGCTCCGGAAGGAGCATTCGTGGCAAGATGTTACCAAATCGTTGACCTTGGAACAACGATGCAAACTGGTCAGTTTCCAGGCAAAAAACGCAAAGTGCAATTCATCTTTGAACTGCCGACTGAAACGCACGCATTCGAGGAAGGCGGCGAAGAGAAACCGTTCTATGCTCGCAGCATCTACAACCTTAGCATGAACGAGAAGGCGGTGCTCCGCAGAGATATCGAATCTTGGGCAGGAAAGAAGATGACCAATGGCGTTGCTGAAGACTTTGATATCTTCACACTGATTGGAAGACCTTGCATGGTTAACTTGACTCACGTAACGAAAGGCGATATGACTTATGCCAACATCATTGGAATCTCTCCAGTGCCAAAAGGTTTGGTTTGTCCTCCTGCATTCAACACGCCGCTTTGCTACAACACCGAGGAGCATGATGATGCAATCTTTGCTCAGCTGCCCGAGTTCATCCAAGATAAAATTAAAATGTCTGATGAGTGGATTGCGAGAGTATCTCAAGGTACTCCAGTGCCAGTGAGGTATGCTGCTCCTTCAGTCGAAGTAGAAGATGACGGCTTCCCGTTCTAAAATAACAAAGGGCGGTGGTAAGCCGCCCTTCATTAAAAACAATCAATAAAACAATCGCTATGAACACGGCAAATATAGATAACATTACCGACTTCTACAAGTCGCTAAACTCAACCAAGATGCTTGAGGCGCAGAGCATGATTGCAGGAGCACCATCTGCCATCGAAGATAAGCTGACATACGACATGAGTGCCGTATCCATCAAAGCAGTTAACGATGCCATTAAGTATATCGAGACTAACCGCAAGCTCGTAACTCTTCCACTGGATACCTACAAGAAAGAAATCATGGAAGTCGAGCGCGATGCCGTTGCTCCGCTGAAGGCTTACATCGAGCAGCGCAAGCAGATGATGATTGACTACTCCAACGAGCTCGAGCGCAAGAAGGCGGAAGCAGATGCAAAGATTGCACAGCAAGCAGCCGATGCGCTGATGTCGGCAAGCACAAGCGATGTGTCCGATATCTTCGCAACATTCACCGATGCAACCACAACCACTACACTGGAGCTCGACCACACCAAGAACATCCGCATATCTAAGAAAGCGGAGATAGTTGGCGAAGTTGATTGGGCAACACTGCTCTGGACACTAATGCAAGCAGAGATGTTTGATGTGGCCGAGTTACTCCGCAAGCTTCCAAAGGCGATGGAGATTACAAACATATCAGAAATTAGAGGCATTGAACTAACAGAAGTTAAAACACAAGTAATCAGATGAGCACATTCGACAACATCCACTACGAATTCACGCAATTCAACCGCTACCTTGATGCAATCATTGATTCGCGAGAAGCCGATAATGACACGATGGAAGCCAAGGTTAAAGAAGCAATAATCCAAGCCTACTCAAATGGCTACCACGATGGGCAGAAGGCTATCATCGATAGGTTTCCAAGGCCGTCATCACAAGGAGGCGAAGAAGGAGGGCGCGAGTATTATGAGTCGCTCTAACTGGACGATGGAAGAGACCGAGTTGCTGATTGAATACTATCCGCATCGGTCTACAAAAGAGGTGGCATTCATCACTGGGAAATCAATCGCCCAGTGTTACTCTAAAGCGTTCGCACTTCAGCTGCATAAGACTCCCGAGTACCTTGCAACATAGCTCAGCGGCAGACTCAAGAAAGGCAATGTCGGCACGCAGTTCCCAAAGGGCAATGTGCCTTGGAACAAAGGAATGAAAGGGCTTGACATCGGAGGCAAGGAGACGAGATTCAAGAAGGGTGCTGTTCCTGCAAACCACCGAGAGGTTGGCTCAGAGCGCATCGATGAAGAAGGTTACACCTATATCAAAATTTCAGAGCATGCGCGATGGGTGCTGAAACATCGGCACATCTACGAGCAGCATCACGGCAAGCTTGAGCCGCACATGATAGTGACTTTTCGAGATAAAAACATCTCAAACTTTGAGATAGAAAACCTTGAAGCAATCACGAAAGTGGAAAACATGCAGCGCAACACAATAACAAAGTACCCCAAACCAATTCGAGACACAATCAAAACACTGAACAAGTTATGGCAAGAAATAAAATTGAAGATCTAAGGGATCACCTATTTGAGATAATCGAGATGCTAAAAGAAAACGACATGGAGCTCGACAAAGCAAAAGCAATCGCAGACATCGCCCAGGTGATTGTCAACTCTGCAAAGGTTGAGGTTGACTTCATCAAGGTAGTACATGGCAACGGATCGGGTTTCATTCCACTTGACAAGAGACAGATAGAGGCATGAAAAGAGAAATCAAATTTAGAGCGTGGAATACAGAAATGAATCACATGGTATTACCATCGTTAGAGTTTGGCAGAGAAATATGGCCATGCACATACAAGCAAATTATTAAAAGTGAAACAAACGAAAATGGATATACGGTAGAACTTGTTTTGGAAATGGTTTCTGTTGACCATATTTTGCAATCTCCAGAGTTTGAAGTTATGCAGTTTACAGGGTTATTAGATAAAAACGGCAAAGAAATTTATGAAGACGATATTGTATTTAATCATGCTCAGGAAGGTCGTTCAAATTCAAATACTATAATTTGGGATAACGATAGATATGTTATTGAGCAATTGTCTGCTCAAGATGATGAAATAAACGGAATCGGAATTTATTTAGAGTTGTATCTTTTTAATAATGATATTGAAGTAATTGGCAACATCTACGAAAATCCTGACCTTCTATCATGAGCCGCGACATCTACAACAGCATCGAAGCCATCAACGCATCAAGCATCAAGAGGCACTTCACTGGCAGCATCCAATACGCTGCCGGTGCTCTCGAGCGCGGCGCAGAGTTCCATCGAA